CACGCCCGGCGACCCTGGCCTGATCGCTTTTAGTAAAAATACGATTTTCGTCGCGTTCCAATACACCGAGGCAACCGACGGCGGGACGCTGGCCATTTATCAAAATTTCTCGAACGACGACCCGGTTAATGTCTGGCTCTCGACCGGCGACTCGGCCGTCGGCAATCCGGCCACCACGGCCAGCGCGTTCGATCAGGGTCGATGCGTTAATATATTCGCCGGCCCTCACGCGGCTTATCATTTTTTCGAGCAAAACGCCTCGCCGGCTTATTGTCATATTGTCGTCGAGGTTGACACTAATCGATTTCGCCATTTTGGTTTTGGCGAGCTCGAAAAGATCGGCGACTGGATCGGCGGGGAATATTGTTACGGCCATTTATGGGCGCAATTCTCCTCGCAAATCGACGACCCAAAAAACGCGGGCCACACTTTGCTCCTCGACGGAAACATAAACAGTACAGCGGTATCGGGAACGATGCACGTCCGAGGCCAGCCCGAGCAAGCCGCCGCCGATCGATGGGCGGTAATTGGGCCGGGGGGAGCTTTCCCGCAGGGAGTGGATCGGGCCGGTAATGATCGACTCCCTTGTAAGGGCGGCTCAAAAGGCGGAATCAATACACAAATGACACCGTTTCGGCTCTCACAATTAACCGCTTTTAAACCGCTGATCCCGATTGTCGTCGGCGTGTTCAACTCCACGCCCTCGCCGGATACCTATCGGCTATTAGGAACGCAACCCGACGTCCGCAAAATCAATATAGCGAACCTCGACCCAGGCGAGACGTTTATAATCGCCGGCGAGACCTGGTTCGTTTTCCCGTGGGTAAGAAAGCAATTTTTGCAAAACGACACCGAGGAAAGCTGGAACGGCGGTTTCGCCTATCGTCAGGAATTGGCTTAACCGATGGCCGATTTCCCCGCCGTCCTGGGCTTCCCCGCCCTCTCGATTAACGACCAGGTCGGGAGCCCTCGAACGCTCCGGACTTATACGCCAGACCTCGGAACTACTCCCTATTGGGAGCCGCCGAATAATCCCGTCCCGCTGGCTCGAGTTCCAGCCGGCCAGGTCGGACTCAGCGACGGATCACGATCCGGCCAGCGCCTCGCAGTTTTCTCGCTGTCGGCAACCTCGACCGCCGCCTCGGCCGTGGGGATCGGCGCCAGTGGCCTGACGCTAACGCGGGAGGTCAATCGTCGAGCCCTCGCCGCCGTCAAAGCAAACCGCCAGACCGTGATCGAGTCCGAGCTCGCCGGCGACCTGGCGCTCGCTGTCGGCGTGGAGTGGTTCGAGAAGTGTCATATAAACCCTGGACGGATCGACCTCGGGAACGTGCTCTCGGTTCAAATCCGCGAGATCGAATTGTTTAACGCTTTCCGCCGGCCGCCGGAGCCCGTGACCTGGGAGACGTTCGTCAATAATGCCGGCGCGGGGATCACAGTAACAAACCTCCCGCCGCTCCCTTTTGTGATAAATGCTTTTGCCTCGTTTATTGCAAACGTCCAGATTTCAACCAGCGGGCCGCCCTCGATCTCGGGGACTCTCGACTTTACTTTCTCGGCGCCGACGTCCGCGACGATCGTCGTGCCGGTCACTGGCAACCGGATCACCATTTTTCAGTATCGGCCCCAGGCCCCGATCCGCGAAACCCTGGCATTTAAAACCGACGTGATCCAGTTATTCGACGGCACCGAGCAACGGATCAAACTCCGCGAGGCGCCGCGACAAAGTTTTTCTTTTACCGTTCGCACCGACGACAACCGGAGCCGCGACAAAATAAACGCCGTCCTTTTCGACTGGCAAGCGCGAGTTTTTGGCGTTCCGATTTGGCACGAGGCCGAGGAGCTGACGGCTCCGATCGCGATCAACGACCTGGTTATTAATATCGACACGACGACGAGCGACTATCGCGTCGACTCCCTGGTTATAGTTTACGATAGCGACTTTAATTTCGAGGCCCTCGAGGTCGACTCGATCGCGCCGACTCAGCTCACGGTCAAAACCGGATTTTTAAATGCTTTCGATACGCTGACGGCGATCGTTATGCCGCTCCGTTCCGCCTACACAAAGCCGACCCTCCAGAATAATCGTTTCGCTATCGGCCCGAGCGACTTCTCTCTGGTTTTCGACGTGCTCGATAATGTCGACCTGTCCGATTTAGGCTCGACGACGACGTTCCAGGGAGTCGGCCAGTCGATCGCGAAACCAGTCCTCGACGGCCTTAACTTTATGAGCGGGAACACGATCCAGGAGGGAATCCGCCGGCGAGTGATCCAGCTCGACCACCAGACCGGCCCTAAAATTCAAATGTCGCCCTGGTCGAAAGGCAAGCCGCTCTATCAATTTTCGACCGAGGCGACGAGTCAGCTCGAGGTCTGGGACTTTCGTAAGCTAATGCACTTTTTGAGCGGCTCACAAACCGCCTTTTATATCCCGACGGGCCGGACTGATTTTAAACCGCTCGCGGATATTGGCGACAGCGCGACAGGCTTCCAGATCGCGAATATCGGCTGGACGGATTTCGTCGGCTCGGTCACGCCTCGGAGCGACCTCCTAATTCTCCGAACCGACGGGACTCAAAGCCTCCACGAGATCACCGGCTCGAGCACGGTCTCGGCCGAGATCGAAACGATCACGATAACGCCGCCGATCTCGCCGGCGCTTCCATTGATCGAGCTCGATCGAATGTCGGTAATGACACTCCAGCGGATTCCCGACGACAAGGTGACGCTCGAGCACCGGCGACCAGGCGAGTCCCGAATCACAATTAAATCGATAGGTGTGCCGTCGTGACTTTTGACGCGTTAGAGAGAAGCCGCGAGGACGGGAATGTCCTCGAGCTATACGAGTTTAGATTCGGCGTCGAGACGACCAGGCTCACGAGTTACAACCAGGACATTGTTTTCCAGGGCGTGACCTGGACGGCGACCCAGATTTCGCGGGGCCAGGTTCAAAACAGCGTCGAGCAAGCGATCAACGAATTAAAAGTCGATATGCCATTGAGCCATCCGATCCCGCAACAATATATCTCGAATGTTCCCGGCAGGGTCGGGACGGTTAAGATTTTCAGAGCCCACGCTGACGATCCCGCCGAGGAGACCCTCCAGATATTTGACGGCTTTATCAGCCAGGTCGGATTCGACGCCGCCCTGGTGGCGACGCTATCGCTCTCGCCCTCGACGAGCGTGTTTAAACGCTCCGGCCCTCGGTTCAATTATCAATCGCTTTGTAATCACGTCCTTTACGATTCCCGCTGTAAAATCCTCGAGGTCGCGTTCAAATTCACGGGGACAGTAGTCCAGGAGACCGGCCGGACGATCGAGGTCGCCGGCATATTCGCGGCCGAGGGAGCCGACTGGACGACGTCCGGTTTTGTCCGATCTCCGGCCGGAACCTTTGACGACGCTCGCCTGATCCTGTCACAGTCGGGCGACGTGCTCACGCTGCTAAATAATTTCGCCGTGCCGACACTCGGGCAGGACGTCGACGTTTTCGCCGGTTGCGATCACTCGCTGGCGATATGCGAGAGCAAATTCGCGAACGTGATTAATTACGGCGGCTTCCCATTTGTGCCGATTAAAAACCCGTTTAGCTCGAGCATCCGAGGCGGTAAATAATGCCGTTTCTCACGATGCTTTTTACCTACCTGGTGACGTTTCTCATTACCGAATTATTGCGGCCGAAACCACAACTCGAAAACGCAAAGCCGGCCGGCCTCGGCGACTTCAATGTTCCGACCGCGACCGAGGGCCGAGTCGTCCCGATCATCTGGGGAAAAATAAAACTCCAGGGGCCGAATATAGTCTGGTATGGCGACCTCACAAATACCGCGATAACGAAAAGAGTTAAGACTGGACTATTCTCGAAAAAAACCCAGACGATCGGATACACCTATTTTATCGGCCTCCAGTTTGCACTTTGTCGCGGGCCTTTCATTGCCGCCAATGGCGACGCCTTGCACTCGATCCGCGTCGACGATTCTTTCGCCTTTCAAGGCGGGCCGATAGCGCCGAGCGACTCCGGCACACGAGTCGATATTAATAAACCGAAATTCTTTGGCGGGGACGACGCCGGCGGCGGCGGCGGACTGATAGGGTTTTTTTTATTTTATCCAGGATCGGAAACTCAGCTCGTCAATGATTATTTAACTACTTTCCAGATTCCGACGCCGCCCTATCGAGGCACGGTTTACATGATTTGGCAGCACGGGAATATCGGCACGAGCCCGAACCTCCGGCCGTTTGCGTTTGAGCTTTCGCGATTCCCTGACGGCCTCGACCTGGCCACGTTCCAGCCAGGCGACGAAAACGTCGACGACGGCGTAAATCCAATGAACGTAATTTTCGAGGTTTTGAATAATGAGGAGTGGGGCCTCAATATCTCAGGGGCTCAGATTAACGTCGCAAACTTTCGGACGCTCGCCGGCATCCTGGCCACCGAGGGCCAGGGATTCGCCTGGATATGGGATAGAGTCCTGGACGTCCTCGAGGTCGTTAAAATGGTCGAGGAGCAAGTCGACGGCGTGTTATTTCAAGACCCGATTACCGGCCGTTTTGACTTCCAGCTAATCCGCGACGACTACACGCCTGGAACCTTGCCGCTCCTGGACGAGACAAACGTCACGGCGATTACGAAATTTTCGCGGCCATCCTGGGCGTCGACCTCGAACGTCGTAAACGTCAATTTTACCTCTCGCAAAAAGGAATATTCGGTCAGTTATGCACTTGCTCAAGATATGGCGAACGTCGATATTAACCAGGCCGTGAACGCGGTCGAGATCAAAATGCCAG